GAAGATCTAAATCAAAACAAGGCTGAAAATGAGAATAAAAATAGAAACATTGTTCAACGATATTTGAGCAATATTGATGAAACATTTTTGGATATGAATGCATTTGTTTGCTCTACGGACGTTTGTCAATATTGCTTTAAGGGTGAGCTCATACCGTTAGATGATGAGGGGGTTTTAATATGCAATATATGTTCAAAGAATGTTCCTTATTTGATTGAGAATGAAAAACCTTCTTACAAGGAACCTCCAAAAGAGGTTTGCTTCTATGCTTATAAAAAAATTAACCATTTTAAAGAGATTTTGGCACAATTTCAAGGAAAAGAAACAACACAAATACCAGTAGATGTTATTGAAAATATTAAATTGCAAATTAAGAAAGAGAGAATACAACTTGAGCAATTAAACCACTACAAGACAAAGGAAATATTGAAAAAATTGGGATACAACAAGTACTATGAACACATTGCCTTTATTAAAAACAAGCTTGGTATTAAACCACCAGTTATGTCTCAAGAATTGGAAGAAACTCTGTGCAATTTATTTATGGAATTGCAGGCTCCTTATGCAAAATTTTGCCCCGATTATCGTGTTAATTTTTTAAACTATTACTATGTTCTTTACAAGCTTTGCGAACTCTTGGATGAAAAACAATATTTGATTGACATACCAATGTTGAAAGATCGCGAAAAGTTGATTGAACAGGACGAAATTTGGAAAAAAATGTGTGAAAATTTGGATTGGGAGTTTGTTGCAACTATTTAAAATTTATATCAATTACTTTTGTAAAATTGATATAAAGGAAAAATGACTATAAATGCATTAATTATTTATCGGCAAACATACTTAAAGACCTCCAGGGAAGCCAACAAGATTGGCGCCGATGCCGAAGCCTGCACCAGAACGAGCAGTCATGCCCATACTGGGGACATACGTGTCCAAAATGCTAAATGTGGCAGCCGCCGTCAAGGCAATCAACATGATCTCCTCAAGATTCAATGATTGCTTGGGGATAGCATAAGCAGCAATAGCCACCATCAAACCCTCAACTAAATACTTGATGATTCGCTTAATCAACTCGGAAATATCAAACAAGCCGTTCATTATATATTATGTGGTTAGAAAAAATAAACATCTTTAAAAGACAAAACAAAAGACAAAACAAAAGACAAAACAAAAGACAAAATAAAGATCTAAATATTTGCAAAATATAAATTGTTAAATAAAATACTTAGAATGAAAACGCGAAGGGATGTATAGATGAGTTTTTCTAAAGAGGTTCGCCCCACCGATTTATCATTTGAGAGAAAAGAGACTGCAACTGGCCAACCAAATCCTAAATATGTTGACATTTTGGAGGTAGACAAGCCTATTGCAGGCCAAAACTTTTGCTGCATTTCATTTGTTTCTCCTGAGAAGGTTTTAAAGCAAAAAGAGATGTTCTTTTTCCAGGAATTTCTAAATAAGTGGGAGTTTTCAAAGGCCATGGAGAAGTTTGTTCAGTTTTTGAACTTTGTTTCCTTCAAGTACAAGCTTACGTTTGAGGATGTTACCAAGGATTTCAAGGATTTCTTGGAGGAAGAGAAGGCCAGTCTTACTGGAAGTTCATTGGAGGATGATTACAGGACCTTTTTGGATAAGAATGAGGATCGTCTAGAGAAGGAGTTTAATGTAAAGTTCAACTTCCAAACTTCTATCCGCGGTCTCAAGATTCGCGGTTCTTTCCCCACACAAGAGGAGGCCGAGCTCAGGTGCAAGATGCTTAGAGAGATGGATCCGTACCACGATATCTTGGTTGGTCCTATTGGTATGTGGATGCCTTGGGACCCAGAGGCCTACCGCACGGGTCGTGTTGAATACATGGAGGAAGAGCTCAATCAACTTATGCATGAGAAGACCAAGAACGAGTCTTTGGCCAAGAATGAGTTTGACCAACGCGTCAAGGAGAGCAAGAAGAAGGCCATTGAGGAGAACATGAAGAATGCCGAGAAGAGTGGCAATGTTTTGACGCAAACAGTTGACAATGATGGTAACTTGGTGGGCATTAATAACTTGAACACGCAAGAGAATGTGTTCAATTCACAGGAAACCATCTCAGCCGCAGACATTCGCAAGGAGTTGTTTGAGGGTGAAAATATTGTTATGGGCAAGACGGATAATGGTCAAAGTGAGCTTATCAGTGGACCTTTTGCCACTAAGAAGAACGAGTAAAACATTGAATAAATAGTTTGTAAACTAGCTTAAAGAAAAAATTTTGTATATAGTGTTTATACGTATATATAAGATTTGTACGCGGCTAATAATCGTGGTAAAAGCAATCATCGTAATTTTCGCCCAGAAGAAGCCATTGGTCCATTTTACTTAAATAGTCAACTTTTTGTTCTCCTGTAATAGCATCAAAGTAAGAATAACGTGACCCTCTAAAACCAAAAGCTGAACCGCGATTCATCTTATTCAAATGCAAAATGGTCGTATATGGCTCATCCGTAAAGGAAGGTCCGTCCTTTATGCACGCATATGATGGAATTACATATTCATGCTTTCCAGAAGGATCCTCTGGACAGTTCAGCAAAAGTTTTCCTCTCTTGAACATGCAATAATAGTTATCATCATCTTCATCACTGTCATTAACTACCCATGCGCAGTTGTATCCACCTTTTCCGTCTGAGAAATACGTATATTTGTAGCTCACTTCGTGTTCAAGACCATAGTCATGCGCAGTTTCTGAGTATTTTATTGTTTTTTTGGGAAAGTTAATATAGAAAGCATCAATGAGTTGCGCCTTTATTTTGGCTTCATCTTGTTCATATCTCCATTCTTGCGCAGAACTGGGCAAATAAAGTTTGATAAGATTGGCTGGCCTTCTGTGCGGGGTTGAATGCAAGTGTAGGAATTTATCAAGCGCTCTTGTGGGGTACCACTTGCACTTGTATTTGTTTGTCTTCTTGTCAAGGACAACCTTAAACCGCAATCTTGTGCCCCTTGTTAGCCCTGACATGTAGCCAAGAATCTTATTAACAAGCTTAAGAGGTAGCTTGGGACCACTGTTGACAATTGCGTTTGCGCTCATTGTTGGAATATATTGATTTTGTTTTAGATTGATTTAGTTTGAAACTTGTGCAAAGACTCTGGGTTGTATTTGTAGACATTCTATTAAAGCATCTCAATTTTTTTGCTAATTGAGATTCTTTTATAACTGATTTTAAAATTTAAAAGCGTATCTACCACTTGCTCTTTTTAACGCTAATTTTTGGTCCTTGACCTCGCTTCTTGGTGTTATTTGGATCATATTTTTCATCCTCCTCATCAGAGTTTATATCCTTGCTGAGTTCCCAGAACTCTTTTGATCCCAATTTGAAGTCATTGTGCGAGTCAGCCTTGTACCAAAATACCTGATCCTGCAACTTGTTTGATTTCGCATTGTTGTTAATTACCAAGCACTCGTAATTTTCCGTGCATTGATCCATGACTTGACAAAAGGACTCAAATGTTGGAAACATTCCCGCATAATTTTCGTAAATGCGCTTTCTATTTGCAATGTATGGTTCTCTCAAAATAAAAACATAATCTATATTGGTTCTCAGTGTGGGAGGAATGCCAAGAGGATATTGCATTGTTATAATAAGCATGATCTTCCAATGTCTCATTTAATACCATTCTATAATAGGCATTTGCTCCTATCATCACGGAATCTACACTTTTTAAATGGGTGTAGCACCCTCTCGGGTGGGATTAGACTATATTTTAAGCTATCATTAACGTTGATTAGACGTTTCAAGCCCACGAGCATTTAGTCGTTGAACTGCCACCATATCCTTATCATAACGGACTTAGGTGACTAGCTGCGGGTTATCTCTATTTTATGCCTTTTTACTGTACCTTATGTGATTAGCATAAGCCATTATAGTATTTTTACTATAATTTAGTAGCATAAACTTAACAAGACGTCTCCGCAATTTGGACGTGTCGCAAATGTGTTTATATTTCTTCCTAAACACATTCACTAGCTATTCTTTTGGAATAACTACGGCAAACATTCACCGTTCATAAATAGGAGACGCATCATTTTATCCCTGGCCCACGTGTTATCATAAAGACAATCATCAAGAATAACAAATGCGCGCGGATCAATCGTGCTTCTTTTAAATGTCTCTATTTCTTTTTTAACCTGTTTTAACACCTGTCGCTGCCGCTTGAGAATATTCTCCACAATCGCCGTATTGTACTCGTTGTGAATAAACAGTTTGGGCACTAATTTTCCGTAAAATCCGTTACCCTCTTCTGTGCCTGCAACAACAGTGCCAATTGGAATATCTTGATGGTAATAAAGGAGATCTCTAACCAAGAAAGACTTACCAGTATCACGACGCCCAATAAGAACAACGACTGGACCCTTTGCCTCATTTGCCTTGAAACTAATGCTTTTCATGTCAAACTTTTTTAATTCCAACGTCATATTCTCTCTACATTATGCAGAAAAATAAATAAACTCAATTACGCAAAATATGCAAACCATGTTATTTGACCATGCAATACATTCCAAACATGCGATTTAAAATTTGATTATAAATGTCTTTATCTTGGTAAAACCCCATGTATTCTTTTCCATTATTTGCAATCTTCTCGCATTCCTCTAAATGATCCAAACACCAATTATATTTTTCAAGCAAATCACTACCATCTACAGCAATGGGAATAAAATGCTTATAAGGTTCTAGTCCATTACCAAAAAGAATGTTTTCAAAAGTAAAAGGAAATGTGTGCAATGGACAGCAATTAGATCCAAGAGCCCACAAAAAAGAAGTGGATGTATCATTTCCCTCTAAATTTATAATAAACTTGTTTTTTGTTTGTTCTTCCTTTGTTAAAAGATGACTAATATATTTTGCATCTATCTGCTGATTTTTTTCCTTATTTTTTTCATCACCTGAAAATCTTACAATAATGTTTGGATGAATATCAAAAGTATTCTCTACAAATGTAAGCCGATGACTTTTTCCG